CAACTTCTACTTCGAGAACCTAACCGGGCGTGACATGGTAACCATAGAAAGCGAAATGCAAGCCAACAACGAGTACGCGCTTGACCCGCTTTTGAGCCGAAACTTCCAAGGTAAAATGTCAGCACGGGCGGCAAACATCGGCAACGATGTACTGGAATCTATGCCGATACAGGAGTTCAACGCGATTACCAACGCTGCAAGAAATTTTTTAATAGATTCGGGCTATTAAAATGCCCGAGCGGATGGTTCGCAAAAGAGTGTTACCGCCTTGCCAGAGAAACGTACACCCCGATTGAGTTTTATGTATCGCTCACGATTCGGGAGTTTTTCTATTGGCGGGACAACATCATTGCGGCACAAAAAGAGGACGAAAAGAACAGACCAAAAGGCAAACGGAGCTAGGCGGGGGCGCGTCCCCCGCCTAGTAGCTTTTTACAGGGGTGAACACATGGCGGGAAACAGAAAATAACATGAATTGTTAATGAAATTGTCGGCGGCTCTTGGCTCTAATTTCAACTCCACGTTCCAGTCCGCTATGAACACCACAAACAGCTTACAAGGACATATTAGGGACTTACAGAGAACGCAAGGCGATATATCGGCATACCAAAGAGCCGAAGCCGCGATAGCGGATTTAAGAGAGGAAAAAGAGCGGCTAGAAAACGCGGGAGAGCGAAACGAAGCCGCTATTGATAGAGTAAATAAACAGCTTGCCACACAAGAGGGCAGACTATCCGAGGTGTCCGGGCGGCTTCAAGCGGCGGGCGTTGATACAAATGACTTGGCGGCGGAAAGTGAGCGGCTACGGCAAGAGCAAGAACGCCTTGTAAGAAGCCAAGAGGATTTAGCGCGGGCAACAAAGGCGGTTGAGGAAAATAAGCGGGCGTTAAAGGCTACTCAACGAGAGCTTTTAATGCAAATGGGGAAATTGACAATTGCCGCCGCCGCAATATACAGGGGGGCAATCCAACCCGCCGCAGAATTTCAGTCCAGTATGTCCGACATCCGGGCGCAAACAGGCATGACCACGGAAGAAATAGATATGCTTGGCGGCGTTATCCGGGAAATGGGGCGGACAAGTAGGCACAGCGGGCAAGAAATTGCGGAAGCATATGCCGCCGTTGCGGTCAGAGGTCAAGACGTCGCCCATAGCGCGGAGTTAATGCGGACGGCTATGGTATTAGCGGACGCAACGGGCGGCGATTTGGCAAGTACGGCGTATTTTCTAGGCAACTACTTCTTGAAAACGGGAAGAGATATAAGCTATGCAGAGCGATACATCAACGTATTTGCTCACACTGCACAGGCAACAGGAATCGGACTTGGCACGTTGCAAGACTATCTTTTCCGCGCCAACGCTTCGTTACAGCTTGCAAATATCAGCGGTACGGAAGCTACCGCGATTTTTGGGAATCTCTATCAAGCGGGTATTCGCGGCGCAAACGCTTACAGCGGTTTCCAACAAGTAATACAAAGCCTTATGTTGCCGTCAGACGGAGCGGCGGCGGCACTTGAAAGGCTAGGAATCAACGTACAGCAAATGAAAGATAGCGGTTATGACATGACCGAAATCATGTTCCGCGTTGGGGACGCGCTAGAGTACGTCGAGGATAACACGGAACGCCTTGCGATAATGCAAGACCTATTTACACAACAAACCGCTTTCGCCTTTGCAGACGAATTATTCAACCAACGCGATACATTGCGTGAGCTTATCCCCGAGCTATACGAAGCGGGAGACGCGGCGCATGGCATGGGCGCGGCATACATAATCGCCGCCGCCCGCACAGATAACTTTGCAACCGAAATGCAAATAGCGCGAAACACTGTAAACGACATAAGAATATCAATCGGGACGGCGTTAATGCCCGCCGTAAACGACTTGATAGGCGGATTTGCAGAGGGAGCGGGACGGGTTGCGGAGTGGGCGGAAGAAAATCAAGACCTTATCGTAACCATTGCGAAAGTTGCGGTGGGGCTTGGCGTTGCCAAACTTGCGGCTCTAGCCTTGAAAGTAGCTTATTTGAAAGTCAAAGGCGTTGTCCTTGCCGTTAAAGCGGTCAAAGCGGGTTACGCAGCGGCGCAAGCGGCAATGAACGCCAAAACAAGTATATCAATCGCACTTAGCAAGAAAGAGCTATCAACGACCTCCGCACTTATCGGGGCTTATATCGCAAAAGGGAAAGCGTTAGTAGGTAAAACAGCGGCAACGCTGGCAAGTAAAAAAGCGGTAATAGCGGAAAAAGTGGCGTTGGTTGCGTCTAAAGTGGCAACCGTGGCAAAAACAGGCGCGACAAAGGCGGCAACCGTGGCGCAATGGCTTCTTAATAAGGCAATGTTAGCAAACCCGATAGGGCTTATTATCGCGGCGATTGCGGCGGTAATAGCGATTGTGGTACTCCTTGTCAAGAATTGGGACACGGTAAAAGAAGCCGCGGCGCGTGTGTGGGAAGCGGTCAAAGATGTATTTAGTAAAATCCTAGAGTTCATCAAGTCCGTTTGGGAATCCATCAAGGCGGCATTTGCCGCCGCGTGGGAGTTCATTAAGGGCGTGTTTTCCGCCGTTGGCGAGTTCTTCGCGGGCGTGTGGGGCGCAATCACGGGCGTATTTTCCGCCGTGACGGGTTGGTTTTCTCAAAAGTTTACCGAAGCATGGGAAGCCATAAAAGCCGTATTTTCGAGCGTGGGAGCGTTCTTTACGGGCATTTGGGACACAATCAAGTCCATATTTACATCAATCGGCACAACGATAGGAACAGCCATAGGCGACGCTTTCAGAGCCGTTGTCAACGCAATAATCGGCTTTGCGGGACGGCTCATAAACGGATTTATCAACGCCATCAACGCGGCAATCGGGCTTATCAACCGAATCCCCGGCGTAAACATCCCGCTTTTGGCAACTGTTGGCTTGCCAATGCTTGAAAAAGGCTCAAACTTCACCCCTGCAAACTTTATCGCGGGTGACGTTGACGGCAAGGGCGGCGAAATCGTAGCCAACGCCCGCGGGCGCAAAGTCTTTACCGCCGCACAAACAAGTGAAATCTTCAAAAACATCAAAGCGGCAAAGGCAATGCTTGGCGCAACCACCCCGCCGCCCGTGTCCGATTCGGACACACGCCAGCCGACAATGGCGGAGCGCATAGGCGGACTTATCGGCGCACTTCGGGGCGCGGCGGGCAACCGCGCCGAGGAAATGACACAAGCCCCGTTGCCCGCGCTACCGGGCGCACCGAGGGGCGGCGGGCAGACATGGAACATTGAGTTCCGTACCGAGGTTCATATCAACGGCGATGCGCCGGGAGACTTGGACGAAAAGCTACAAAAGAACAATGAAAAACTGCTTGCCATGTTCAAAGAGTTTCTACGCAAGCAACGCGAGGACGAAGGGAGAATGGAGTATGCCTAATACTTACTTGACCGTTTCGGGTGACAAGTGGGACTTGATAGCAAAGCGGACACTTGGGAGCGAAATGCGGGCGGACGCACTCATAAACGCCAATAGAAAGTATCGGCATATCTTCATCTTCCCCGCCAACGTGCGGCTTGTCATACCGACAATCCCCGCAAGACCCGCGGGCGGATTGCCGCCGTGGAAACGGGGGGCGGCGGTATGAGCGACACCGCGCTTGCAAGGCGTACCATAATCGCCGTTTCCATTGACGGCGTAGACATCAGCGAGGACGCAAACAGATACTTAATAGGCATGACCTACACGGACAACGAGGAAGATAAGGCGGATGATTTACAACTAGGGCTTGACGACCGGGAGGGCGTTTGGCTCAACAATTGGCTTGACAGCGAGGACGGGACAAAGGGCGCGGAAATATCCGCCGTTATTATTCAAAGAAATTGGGAATCGACCGGGCATGACCGCGTACTTGGTTGCGGCTCATTTGAGATTGACAGCTTGGACAGTTCCGAGCCGCCCGCCGCCGTCTCAATCAAAGGCACTTCCCTCCCCTTTACATCCGCCGTGAGGACGGCAACCCGCACGAAAGCGTGGGAAAACATAACGCTTCAAGGCATAGCGGGAGAGATTGCCCGCAAAAGCGGCATGAAGCTCATGTTCGAATCGTCCTTTAACCCGTTGTATGACCGCAAAGAGCAAGTATCATTGTCGGACATTGCTTTTCTGAAAGGGCTTTGCTACAACGCGGGCATATCTCTTAAAGTGTCGGGCGGCATTATCGTACTATTTGACGCGGCGGACTACGAACAAAAGCCCGCAGTTGCGACAATACGGCGCGGAGAAGCTAACGTAATAAGTAGGCGGTTCAGCACATCAACAAATGATTCCAATTACGCTCACTGTCATGTGAGCTATACAGACCCACAGACAGGGCGGACGATAGAATACACATTTACAGCACCGGGGGCAGACCCCGAGGGGCAAACGCTCAAAATCAACGAGCGGGTAACGTCCAGAGAGGAAGCCCGCAACCTTGCAATGCGCCGCTTGCGCCAAAAGAACAAAGGAGAAACAAAAGCGGACTTCACGCTTTCGGGGGACACGCGGCTTGTGTCGGGCGTTACCGTTGATATTGAGGGCTACGGAATGTTTGACGGTAAGTACATCATAGCGACCGCCACACACAGCGTAGGCGGCGGAGGGTACGGCGTCGCACTGAAATTGCGCCGGGTATTGGAGGGGTACTAGATGGACTTACAACAAGAATCGGCATTAAACAACCTAGTTCGGATTGGAACAGTGAGTTCGATAAACGCCGCGAACAGGACGGCGCGGGTGGAGTTTTCGGACAAGCAAGACGTTGACGGTACGCCCTTAATATCGGGTGCGCTCAAAGTGATACAAAGCCCGCCGTTTATCCCGAGCGCGGGCGCAACACAGGAAACACAACCGAGGGGCGGTGGAAGCGGCACGACGGCGTTTGAAACCCATACGCACGGGCTAACTATACGCCCGTGGTTGCCGTCCATCGGGCAACTTGTGGTATGCCTATACCTTCCGAACGGAGAAAGCGACGGTTTTATATTAGGGGGTATTTGATTATGGCAATAATCGGTACATTTGGGGATATTGTTTTTTCAGTATCTAACAGGCAAGTAAAAACTATTGAAAGTCTAAGGTGGGAAAGTTCGGCGCAATACGCAACACATAACCGCCACTTACGACCCGTCTTACTAGAGTTCACGGGGACAGACCCGGACAAAATCACGATTACAACGTATTTTTCTGCATTTTTGGGCGTGAATCCCAGAACAGAGATAGCGAAGCTCTTAAACGCACAACGCAGCGGGCGGCATGAGCGGCTAATAATCGGGAGTTGGGCGTATGGGAAGCACAGATGGGTAATAACAAATATGTCAAAAAACTTTGAGAGGTTCGACAGCCGCGGCAACTTGCTCATTGCGCGGGTATCGGTATCTTTTATGGCGTATTCGGGGAGGTAATTACATGACGCACACTATCACGGCAAACGAGCGGCTTACAATCACCTTTGCGCCGGAAACGCTCATAGAGGAAATCATACAGAATGTAGCAATGATTTTGTCAACACCGAAGAACACCGCGCCGCTTTTCCGCGACTTCGGCACGTCGATAACATTTCTTGACCGACCGACGCCCGCCGCTGAAGCCCTTATTGTGGCGGAGATTTACGATGCAATAGAAATGTTCGAGCCGCGGGCAGAGATTATAAACGTGTCATTTGTGCGGGATGAAATGACGGGTAAAATTGTCCCGAGTTTGGAGGTTGGAATAAATGGAGAGTAATGCAGTACGGCAACGGACTTTCCCAGATATAAACTTCGTTGATATGGACACCGAGCGGCTTGCAAACAGCATGATAGCCGCATACGAAGCGTTCACAGGCAGAACGCTACATCAAGCAGACCCGGCGCGGGTTTTCATTTTATGGATTAGCGACATTATCATGCAAGAGCGGATTATCATTGACGCTTCCGCAAAGCAAAATGTCCCGCGCTTTGCGGAGGGTGATTATTTAGATTCGCTTGCGGAGCTTTTCAAAGACACCGAGCGGCTACAGCCCGCGCCCGCAAGAACAACTTTCCGCTTCCACCTATCCGCGCCGCGCCCATCCGCGCAAATTGTACCGAGAGGGACACGGGTAACAGTTGACGGGGATATAACCTTTGAAACGGAGGAAGCGGCAACCATTCCACGCGGGGAGCTATACGGCGACGCCCGCGCAGTGTGCCAGACAGCGGGCGCGGAAGGTAACGGCTTCGCACCCGGTCAGATAACGCAGATTGTTGACGTTTTCCCGTTTTACGAGCGGGTGGAAAATATCACAATGAGCGAGGGCGGCACGGACGCAGAAACGGACGAACAGCTTTACGAGCGGCTACGGAACAGCATGGAGAGCTTTTCGACGGCGGGCAGTATCGGCGCATATATCTATTGGGTCAAGACGGCTTCACAGCTTATCACGGACGTAAAGCCGACAAGCCCAGAACCCGGCGTTGTCGACATTCGCGTATTGCTTGCGGAGGGCGCATACCCCGACCAAGAAATGATAAACAAAATACGCCGCACACTTGACGGCAACGTACCCATGACCGACGACATACACATATCAGCCCCAGACACCCGCCCCTTCGACATTGATATTGTCTATTACCTCCCGCGGAGCGGGGCGGAAAGCACAACGACAATGCGAGCGAACGCCGAAAGAGCGGTTGCCGAGTATGTCCAGTGGCAAACCGAACGCATGGGGCGGGACATAAACCCCGACAAGCTCACTTACTTAATGAGGGCGGCGGGCGTGAAGCGCATTGACAGAATAAGCCCCGGATTTGAGGTAATAGCCGAAAACGAGGTTGCCGCCCTTGCGAAGTTTAGTGTCGAGTTCGGGGGGCTTGAAGATGAATAACACCATGCACGACATTGATTTTACCCGCACACTGCCCGAGCCGCTAAAGAATGACGAAAAGATACTTGCGCTTGGGCGGGTTATCGCGGGAGAGCTTCAAGAAAACATAAGGCTTGCGCGGCTCAATATCATTTACGCCCGCATTGATGAATTGCCGGAAGAGCTACTTGATATTATCGCCCATGACCTACATATTGATTGGTACGACTGCGACAGCCCAATTGACATTAAGCGGGCGGTTATCAAAGAGAGCGTGAGGGTTCATAAGCGCATGGGAACGCGCCCCGCCGTTGAGAGCGTGGTAAGGGCGTATTTTGGGAGCGGAGAAGTCCGGCACTGGTACGAGTACGGCGGCGAACCTCACCGCTTCAGAGTGTTAAGCAGTAACCCGAGCATTACGAATGAAAGATTTGCCGAGTTTTTACGGATATTGTCAACGGTCAAGCGGCTTAGTTCTTGGCTTGACGGTATTCTAATTGGGCTTACGGGTGAAATGCGCTTGTTTTTCGGCGTTATACGGCGGGAGTTTTCACGCGAAATGCACATCATGGGTGACGCTGATTTTGTAGACCAACTCATTACCATACACACGGCGCACGTCCTCAATGAGCGAACGCGGGAAGCTCACATTGTGGGGCGGCAAGATTATATTAACCTCAACTTCGGGGCGTTACTCTTTGAGCAAGCAAGGGAAACCGCCGCGATTGGAAGCGGACAAATTGAGGTCAAGCGCGGCGTGTTGATTTATGAGCAAACCAACGAAACATACAAATTAAAGGAGGAATCACAGTGAGTACGTTTATCAACAACGACATTACGGACGCGGGGCGGGTACTGCTTGCAAGAGGACACATGGGAGAACCGATAAAGTTTACCCGCCTTGCAATGGGTGACGGCTTTTTGCCGCCCGACACGTCGATACGCGAAATGACAAACTTAGTAAATCAAGTTGTCAGCATTCCCATATCGCGGCTTCGGCGCAACCCGGACGGCACGGTAATTATCGGCGGCACGTTCTCCAACGCCGACATTACAGAACCGTTCTTTTATCGGGAGCTTGGACTATTTGCGGAGAACGTGGACGGCGTGGAAAGCCTTTATTGCTACGGCAACGCCGGGGAGTTTGCGGAGCGGATAACGCCCGTCGGCGGCGGTTCGGTCATCACAAAGGCGATTGACATTGTAACGGCAATCGGCACAACGACAAACATTACCGCGAACATTGTTGCCGCGGGGGTTGCGGAGGAAATTTCTTTTGACGATACCCGTACACTGTTAGGCGCGTCCAACGTGCAAGAAGCCGTTGAAATTTTGGCGCGGGCGGATAATCAGCGATTGCCCGTCATTGTCATATCAGAAACCGAGCCGACCGAACCGTGCGAGATATGGCTTAAACCCGCCGGGGGCGTCGAGTTCGACGCGCCGACCATAGACGGCGGCGGGAACGAAGAACCGGGCGGGACACCGCAAGAGTTACGCTTCTATTTGGCGCACTACTACGACAGGGTAAGGCGGCGGTTTTTCCCCTTCGCCTACATGAACACGGCGCAAAACGTCCTATTGAACCCCGGCGCATCGGAAACCGTTGCGGACGCTATCACACAGCTTAACGGGGCGCGTATTCAGATTTTGGCGGAGCTTTTTGCACACGCAAGCGACGCGTCCATACACGGCGAACCGGGACAGCTTGACAACGCGCTTATGGCAATCGGTGAGCTTATTCTACACATCAACGACAGCACTATACACATCACGGCGGCGGATAGGGCGCATTGGAGCGGGGGCGTGTTGACAGCACAAGAAGCCCTATTGCTTGCGGAGGAATCCCGCAATGCCGCGCAACAAGCGGAAAACCGACTTGCCCGCCTTGAAGATGGGCTTTTCAACAACATCACGGGCAATCCGTTTCTTATTTCCTTTGACACGCTAGACGGAATTAGCCTTGTTCGGGGAGTTTGGAACAGAGAAAGGCAGCGGATAGAATGTTAAAATTCGCTTGCTCTGCAAAAGAGTTGTCTTGCTTAATCGGAAATCTGTTTGTCGAGCTAGAGCCGCCTTGTACCGCGTGTGAGGACACCGAGCAAATAACAATTTGCGGGACTACACACGCCGGAGAAAAGGCGGTTCTTATCATAGGCAAAGACGGGTTCTATTATAGCGGCAACTCCGAGGACGTGATAAGTACCCGTGAAAGTAGGTGCATTGGTGGAGCAAGGTGCGAGTAAGCCGCAAGCCGAATTTCTTATCATTACAAAGGCAAAAGACCTTGTAAAACATACCTTTTTAATGACGAGCGAAAAGCGATACCCAAAAAAGTACAGACCATTAACCGAGCGGCTACACGACCGAACGCTTGAAATATTCGAGTGCATACAGGAAGCCAACGAGTTAGAGCTATCAGACCCGCGGGAGCTTGCGGAGCGGCAACGCTTACAAAAGAGAGCCTTGACGCTTTGTAAAACGGTTCTCTTCCTCATAGAATTGTCGCACGAAAGGGGGTGCATCAGCGTTGAGAGTTGCAAACACTGGTCAAAGTATGTGCTTGACGTAAAGTACATGACCGCGAAATGGAAGAAGCAAGAAAAAGAGCGGCACAAGCCGCGGTAAGTCCTTCGGGGTATGTTTTACATAGTTTCAACGCCCAACGCGTCCAACTCCCACAACGTCCGGCACGTCAACACTTCGGGCGTGTTGACGAACAACAACGCGTTCAACGGCAACCACGGCGTTCGTCCGCTTCAGTAGAAACCCCGCTCGAGTAAGCCGCAAGGCTGAAAGCAGAGGACTACTATCTAAAGGAAAGCATATCCCTCCGCCCGCATCGGCGGCGGTAAATACAAGATTGCCGATACTGATACATTGCACCACGCAAGGTAAAGGTTACGCACGGCAAGGAGATTTTTTTACATGACCGATTATGAAAAGGTGTGCGATTATAAAAACCTATACGCCGCGTACAAAAAGGCGCGTAAGGGACGGCGCGGTAAGGCGAGTGTTGCGAAGTTTGAAGCAAATTTGCTTGAAGCCTTGCATTACCTCCACACCCTGCTTGTCAACAAGACTTACAGAATGTCGGAATACATTGCCTTTGAGGTTTTCGCACCGAAAAGGCGCGTTGTTATGTCGGCGGCGTTTAAGGATAAGATTGTACATCACTCGCTATGTGATAACGTCTATGAGGAAAGGCTATCAAAGACGTTCATATACGACAACTACGCCGCACAGCGCGGCAAGGGTACGCACTTTGGGCTTAACCGCTTGGGAGAATTTATGCGGCGGTTTTACAGGCTACACGGGGCGGACGGTTGGGTTTTGAAATGCGACATTGCGAAGTATTTTTACACAATTCAGCATGACGCGTTGAAAGCCATATTGCGAAAGCACATAACCGACCCTAATACGCTTTGGTTGACCGATTTAATTATTGATTCGACCGATAACCCCGGAATCCCGATAGGCAATCAGACTTCTCAATGGTACGCAAACATCTATTTAAGCGACCTAGACCACTTCATAAAGGAGAAGTTGGGAATCAAGTATTACGGGCGTTACATGGACGATTTTTACTTAATCCATGAGGACAAGGAATACTTGCGGTATTGCCGCGGGGAAATCGAAAGACGCATTGCCGACTTGGGGCTTGCGTTCAACAGCAAAACGGCTATCTTCCCACTCAAAAACGGGATTGACTTTTTGGGCTTTCATTTCTACTTGACCGAAACGGGCAAGGTTATCCGCAAGATACGCCGCAAGAGCAAGAACAACGTGCGGCGCAAGTTGAAGCGCATGAAAGGCTTGCTTGCCAAAGGGGAAATCACCGAGAAAGAAATACAATGCTCCTATCAGAGTTGGAGAGGACACGCCCAAAAGGGCAACACATACCGCCTTGTCCGTAACATGGACGCTTATTTTAATAAACTGTATAAGGAGAGTGAAAGTAAATGCCACAAAAATTAAGCGCGTTACCAGTGGGCGCACTGGTAAGGGACACAAACAGCCGATACTTCGGGCAGACCATAACATGGCGGGTTGCCGCCCGCAATCACGCGGGCTATCCCGCAAACTCAACAACGCTCATTGCCGACAGGATTTTAGCGTTGTTGTGCGTTGACGGCAACGAGCCAAGCAACGCAGACGCTAACCGCCGCTCGAGCGGGAACAACCGCTATTTACACAGTAACTTGCGGCAATGGCTCAACAGCGAAGCCGCCGCCAACGCGTGGTACACAGCGCAACACCCACAAGATGAACCACCGAGCGCGGCGCGGGTATGGACGGGGCATAATCCATATCAAGCGATAGCGGGCTTTTTAGCGCA